ATGATGATAAAGGCAACGATATACATACTACAATTATTGATACTGGTAGTAAAGATTCAGATGCTTTAAGAGCATATCAATCAGTAATTAAATCGGGCGTAATTGACGCTATTATATTTACGCATCCTCATGAAGACCACATGGGAGATATTGAAAAGTATAGAAAAGTATTTAAAATTAAATCTGCTTATCTTCCATCCAAAGACCCATTTACTTATCACACTTCTTTACAAGGACGTGCCAATTACATTGATAGGATTCGAAATCAATGTATTGCAGAGTGTGGTGAAAATAATGTTCATTATATAACTGAAGGTGACAGTTTTAAAATTGGAGACAATATTAAATGTGATGTTATTTTTAGAGCAGATTATAAAAAATTAAAAGAAATTGATCCACATCATTATGTGAATAATACATCGCTTGGTACATTATTTACTTTAACAGACAGCTATAATCATATATGGACGTATTACGGTGGTGGTGATAATGCGAAGGAAGCTAATCTTCAATTTATTGCATGCTATGAAAAGAAACCATTACAACCTGACTTTTGTCATGTACAGTGGCATGGAGACCAAAATGCAAGTAGTCAGGCATTTTGTAAAGCCATGGGTGCTAAGTACGGTTTATTGGATTATCATAATAATTATAAAAGTTCTGGACGTACAATGACTATTGATAGATTTAATAACGCAGGTTGTCGAGTTATTGGAAACTATTTATATGATAATATTTATTGTGATATTTATGATGAAGGTTACTCTGTTATTTATGCTGAAAAGAATTTTGCAAAAATCAAATGGATTAAATATAAACCATCTAAGCAGTTACTTAATCTGATTCAAGTTACTGGTCAGGCTTGTAAGGTATTTACAGGTTTTTATGGTAAAGACCCACAACGCAGTGATACTCTTACAGCTTTATTTGGGTTATATAATGCCAAAGCAATTCAGAATAGAGTTAATGTTTTAAATAAAGATAAAAAGGCGTTGAAATATGCTTTTGCGGCGGCTATTATTAATGGATATTTTGGTTCTGGTGACGCACGTAAAAAAGCGCTTGGAGATTATCAGAAAATTGGTCAAGGTGCCGTAGAAGAAGTTAATCGCAGAAAAACTGGAAGTTATGATGTATTGGCAAAAGAAATTGGTCAGGGTTCTTGGGGTGATAATGCAGGTGTTATTAGAGTACTTACTACTTTTAAGAAATATGAATGGTCTAAAGTACAGGAAGCTTGTAAGAAGAATAATGTAAAAATTAAATGGAGTTGATTTTGATGAAGGTTGAATGTTATAGAAAAAGATTGATTAATAGAATCAAATATTTCTTTTTATCTATTTTTAAAAAGGAATATGTGTTGGAGCAAAGCAAGGAAGAGATGATTAAGAGGTGGCATGCAAGTCCGATGACATTTATGCAGGATTGTTATGGCACTACTCTTCCACCCTTTGCGGGGTTCAGGTTAAATATTGCTAGTAAGATTATGGAGATTAATGATTGGAGAAGTCGATATGGCAGATAAACCTTTTAAGAAACTTACATGGAAAACTGCGGTGATTGCTAAGTGTCGTACTTGTGCATTGACTCCTCAAGAAGTTCGCAAATGCACCGTTACAGACTGCCCACTTTGGGGTTTTAGATTAGGCAAACAACCTGACCCCCCAATTAATGCATTGTCACTTACTGTGTTTAGAGACGATCCCTCGTCTGTAATTTTTAGACTTCGTAAAGGTAAGGACGGAGATGACGAGGATGATATTGTTGTGACTAGAAAAGAATATCCTGCATATATCGAAGACGATGATCTGGATGAGGATGATGAAGATTCTGAAGAATAATGTTAAAAAATGCTTGACTTTATTGGTGGAATCGGTATAATAGTCTTTAGCAAGTGATAATTAAATACAATGTTATGAGGTATTACTAATGCAAGAAACTATTAAGAAACATCCTTCTTATGGCATGTTGAGTTTTCATCGAGTTACTGGAGCAGCTACTCCATTATTTGGTAGTTCTATTCAGCACAGAGATACCATTCGATTAACTCTTAAAGAAGGAGAAGTAAAAAGGTCATTAAACAAGGATTGGTATTTTGGTGGTAAGCAACTTTTTGAAGTCGAAATGTCATTGAGCCAGTTTGCAGAACTGATTACTTCTTTAAACATGGGAGATGGAATTCCTGTTACTATTTTATCTACAGAAGCACAAAAGAGAATTGAACCTTGCCCTTTTGAAAGTAAAACCGAACTTCATCAAAGAGAATTTCAGGAACATCTTAGAAAGACTTATGAAAAAAGTCGGGTATTGCTTCGACAGGTTAAAGAGCGGTTTTCTACTAAAAAAGCTTTAACCAAAAAAGAGAAAGAAGAGATATTGAATATTCTTAACACTCTTTCATATGATATTGGATCAAATGTTGATTTTCAGGTTAAACAGTTTCAAGAACAAATGGAGAAAACAGTTCAAGAAGCTAAAGGTGAGATTGAGTCGTTTTATCAAAATCGTATGATAGAAGCTTCTAAACAAGGTCTGCAACTTCAGGGAAATCCAGTTGATATGATTGAAGTTGGTGATAATTAAATATAGTATTTAATAAAGGTGGTTAATATTGGGATATAAAAATGATAAATATATAGTATATATGCACATTTCTCCCTCAAATAAAAAATATATAGGGATTACCCATCAAAAACCGTCTTTGCGTTGGCGAAGTAAAGGGCAAGGATATAAACAAAGTCCTGTATTTTATGCGGCTATTCAAAAATATGGTTGGGAAAATTTTACACATTTAATATTATGTCATGATTTAACATATGAAGAAGCTTGCAAAAAAGAAAAAGAATTAATTAAATTATATAATACGCTTGTTCCTAATGGCTATAATGTTGATGAGGGTGGTTATCAGGGGACATGTTTCAAACATGGTATTATTGCTTTCAATGAAGCTAAGGAATGCTTAAAATTTGACAGTATTACAGATGCCGCAGATTATGTAGGAGTGATTCCCTCTTCTATTTCACATGTAATAGGTACACCTAGAAAAGTTGGGGGGTGGTTTTATATATACGCAAGTTAATTATGAAGATTTAGGGGAAGAACAACAAGAAAAGATTATAAATGCTTTGAACAAATATAAACCATATAAGCGTACAGTATATGTATATAAATATGACACTCATGATTTTGTGGGAAAATTTGATTCTGTTATAGAGGCAGCTAATTATACAAACACGAGACGCCCTGATGTTAGTTCTATGATTAATAATCCTAATTCAAGAAGTCGTAATGGATATATTTTTTCATTAACCCCTGTAAATGACTTTTCTTCTTATATAAGAAGGACTAATGAAAAAAAACAAGTGGTATATATTTATAAAAATGCATTGTTGTATAAACAGGTAAATAGCAGAAGTCAAGCTGCAAAAATAACTGGTATTTCGATGAAGGACATATATTCTGCTGTTAAAAATAATTCTTTAACATCTATACAAGAATATAATTTTTTTGATCATGAATTAGAAGAAAGTGAGCGTAGACGTATTAGAAGTGATCGTTATGCAGATATGCGCCGTACATATCATTGTTATGATGATAATGGTAAATTATTGCGAACTTTCTATAATATTAAAGACATATGTATTTTCATAAATAAAGAAGAAAAGTATGGGAAGCATGGATTAAGCGGTTTGTATGCAGCTGTGAAAGACCCTTATCATAAAACATTTTTCGGATATCGCTGGAGTGCCGGTGATATTCCACTTAGTGATATACCCCCGTTATACAAAAAGAAAACCGAAACTATCCATGTAGGCGATAGGGTTAAAAAGATAACATTTAAAGAACCTATTTTAAAAACCACGAAGTCTACTAAGCAAATTGAAATTGATGGAGTCTTTCATACTATATCTGAATGGGCTAAAATATCGGGAACAAATAAAAATACTATTAGAGGAAGACTACGGCGGGGTTATTCACCTAAAGAGGCTGTTTTTAGAGAAGTTGGTAAAAATTTATACCCAGTAAGTAATGGCAAGGAATTGTATGTAACGCTAGATGGCGAGACAAAGAAATTTACAGAATGGTGTAAACAATATGGAATTAAATATGAATCTGCACGTTCCAGATTAAATCAAGGAATGTCTTATGAAGAGATTTTTAAAAAACCAATTCAGAAACATAGGGATGGACTTATTATTAATGGTGAGCACCATACTGTTAAAGAATGGTCTGCCATTTCGGGGATTAAGCCAAGCACTATTTATAATAGATTGGTAAGAGGCGTACCACCTGAACAAGCAGTATTCAAAGGATTGCATCAAGGTAAGAATGGCTTAATAAATGAGGTTGAATATGAAAAAGAAAAAAATCCTAGTAGTAATTGATATGCAAAACGATTTTGTCACTGGCGTCCTTGGCACTCCAGAGGCACAGGCGATTGTACCAAAGGTGGTTGGAAAGATTAAAGCCAATAATTATGACCGTTTAGTATTTACTTATGATACACATGACGGTAATTATCTTCAAACTAGAGAAGGACGTCATTTGCCAGTTCCGCACTGTCAGACTATAAAGGGTGAGGCTCTAATAGATGAATTTG